ACGTCATAATCTTTCATTTTATTTTCCTTTGCAAAGAAATCTCAACATGAGATAACTTAGTATAAATCAATTTTTACCATTCCACCAATATTTTCTGCTATTTCTATCGTAATTTTTTTAAAACATCTGTCATCAATCTCCAACGCTTCACACATACCGTCTAAACCTGATTTCATGCTTGCTAACATATTATCTAAGTCCATGTGTCTGCGATTAGGTTTATAAAAAATAATATGCATTTCTTTGTAATCAGATTTAGGTATATTTGCCATTTTAGTTAGCCAGTAACAATCTGTCTTGTAAATTGCTTTTTTCTTAGCTTTTACATGTAAATGAGCACTTGAATTAGGATTTAACTCCTTATATGGCCAAGCAAATGTCAGCATTTTAATAATTCTTCCGTACGTTCAAGTAAGGTTTGCTCGTCAATGCCATAGCGAGCTTCAAATCCTTTTCGCCCAAGTCCGTGAACACCACTATTGCCTCTGTGATGTTCTGGGCAGAGTCCAATGACATTTGCGAGCTTTCTTTTTCCTCCCATCCGTCTGATATGATGGATTTCGCATGGTGTATCATCGTAGCCAAGTACGGATTTACACAATATACATCCCAGTCTTGCAACTTTGCCATAATGTTCCTTTTCTGATTTAGTTACCATGATTAGCGAATTCTCCACAATATTTATTTCTTATTTCTATTGCAACTAATTCTGCTAATTCTAAATTATCAAATAATCCAATATGTTTTTTTTTGCCATCAATTTTTATTTGAACTCTCCATTTTTTTACAGTTTTATTCCAACTTATGTTTTTAATACCTGAAGTATTATCTTTTCGTAATTTTGCGTTTTGACCATTTTGTGAATAAGTTGCTTCTCTTAAATTTTCAATAGAATTATCTAATTTATTGCCATTAATATGATCTATACATTGTGGCAAATAATTATGATGCATTAAAAATATAAGCCTATGATTTGCAAATCGTTTGCCATTTATTTGAGCATATAAATATCCATTAGAATTCAAAGTTCCAACTTTTTTTCCTATTAATTTTTTATATTTATGATTTTTATAATAAAGTTTACCATCACAATATACAAATAATTTATCCAATAATTCTTTATTAATCATAATGTTATCGATCTTCATTAGCTAAATTCTCTGCAAATCGTTCAAGTTGTAAAGCAATGTCGCTTATATCTACAGCAATTTCATAAGCTCGTATTGAATCTAATTCTTTACAAGCAATTTCATATTGTTTAATTAAATGCAACAGGATTTGGAATGGATGGTTCATAATGTAGCTCTTTCTAATTGTCTATTGGATGCTTCTTGTGATCGCCATATGTCAATTTTCATTTGTGCTGCAATTAACTGCCAGCGTAACTTTTCTTCTACCTCAACAGCAGTTCTTAATCCTTCTAGCAACTCCTGATATTCCAAGTTAGCATAAGCATCACGTTCTTGAGCTGCCATTGTTTCAACTCCTTTTAACTGTGCTATTTGCATTAAAAGTGCTTTTTTAGACTTTCTAAATTCTTCGATATAAATACGTTCCGACTTAGCTTTTGCATATTTGCCAGCGTTTTTAAGTAAAAATTCCACGACTTTATTAGGATTTTCCATTAATTTCCTTAAAATAATAATGATTGAGTTGCTACTTTGCCACCAGAGTCATATCTTTTAGTATCACCTTTTGGATATGGTTCAGATTTATATAAAAGTTTTGAATTTAATATTTTTTTATCGTTTTTAGTTCCATGAAAATAGATATAACGATGTTTTCTACTTCGTTCTGTGTAATAAAAATCATCACCATATTTTTCTTTTATTGATTCTAAAGTCATGCCATCGCTTATAGTTTTACTATGTTTATGCTCTAAACCTTTTATAGTCCAATCAACTCTATTAGCTGATAAACCTGTGTATAAAAAATTAGTAGCTTGATAAACATAACCTATATGTCCTTGTTCTGTATCAGCATAAGAAACAATAATGGTAGGTTTTGGAAGTAATTTAATTGAATTAGCGACTAAATAACTAGCTTGATTTTTATCATTTTCTAATAAACAAACTCGATTTAATTCTAAAACTTTGTCAGAATATTCTTTTCCACAAATACCCATACATAATGATGGACTAGCAGGTATTCCATATGTAATTACACCTACTAAAATATTATCTTTATATAAACCAAAAGCATACATAATTTGTGGAATACGTTTTGCATAGTGTTTTTTTAATAACCATTCGTAAGTTTCTTCATTTTTAATCGGAAGAACTTTCATAACATCACCAAAGAAAAATCTGATTCCTGAAATAAACCCGGTAAATTTGTATTTAAATCAATTTTCCAAAGATTTATGTTTTTTGATGCTTTATAACCAACATGGTTTAATTTACCTTTAGACCAAGTTCCATATTGATTAAATCCTATTTTTTTCCAAAAATGATTACTTTCTAAATCTTCTCTACAACGCAAAGTAAATCCTTTACGATTGAATTCATTACAAAAATCTCTGCATACAGTTATTAATGCAGTTCCATATTGCAATCTTCTAGCGTCATTTCTGACTGCAATTTGTTGAATTTTTGCGTAAGTATCTACTTTTTTACCAGGTGTAATAAACACATAACCAACAGCATCATTGTTTGCTTCACAAATTAAAATAATAAAATTACGACTTCCACCCCAAACCTGACTTTCTATAGTAGTTTTTGGAATAAAACCTACAGCATAAGAATTTTCTTTTTGTAATTTATCAACTAAAAGTAAATCTTTTACAGTTGATGTTCTTACTGAAATATCACCTAATTGGTATAAATTTTGAATAATTCCTGTAGAACAATCAAATTTTCCTAAAAAACTCATTAATTGCTCTCCAAATAATTAATAATTGGTTGTTGAAAACTCTCTGTAAACTGCTGACTTTTTCTATCAAACCACAGTCCCAAAGTACCTTCCCAATCACCATTTCGTTGTTTTGCAGTAATTAAAAATGTGTCTGGTTGCGTATTGTCAGCAATTCTGTTCTGTTCTGTTTCTTTTTCTTTTAATCTGTTTCTAGCAATTAAAATGACGTTATCAGCTAAATCAGTAATAACTCCTGAACCTTTAATATCCTTCTTTTCTGCAATTCGATTACTTTCTCCACCTTTTCTAATGTGGTGAACCAAATGAATGTGCATCTTTGTTTCTTTAGCAACATCGCATAAAGCATCTACCAAGTCTTTTTGTCCGTTAAAGTCATCTTCTCCTCTAACTAATTTCATCATAGAATCTAAAATGATGTGATCGCATTTTAAATGCTGTTTTGCATAACGACATAAAGCAATAGCTTGCCATGCATCTAATCTACCTTGATGGTCAAATAAATAGGCTTTATCTTTTTTCCACTCCATAAAGTGTTCAATATCACGATTAGACACGTTTAAAGAGCCTATGGCTTGACGAACCATGCGAGATAAGGTCTTAGTAGGTGTCATCTCTAAAGAAGCCGTTAAAACCGTTTTATGGGCTTTTAAGAGAGATAGTTTTAATTGACCTAGAATCAACGATTTTCCTGATCCGTTTTCTCCAGCCCAAATTGTTAGTTCTGAATGTCTTAATCCGACAAGCTGGTCTAGTTTCGCAAAAGGAAGTTTATCGCCTTCAATACCTAAATGTCGGTTTTTATAATACGTTTTAATTTCTTCTTCAAAAATAGACTTTTCTTTAATCTGGTACATAATGTCGTGATATTCACGATACTGCTCTAAATCAATGTTTACTAACATGAACTTCGCTCTCCGAATCTAATCCAATTAGGATTTTTGGTTTTATGTTTGTTAAATGAATAAACCACGCTGCAAATTGTTCATCCGTACAATCACCATGAATTAAATTTACAACTTGGTTTGTTAAAAATGCTAAATCAATACTACGAGGCATATCTTTTTCTGTGTAAATGGTAGGCATAGGACAATAACTGTCTTTAGGATCAAACCAGTCAGGTTTAGTACCAACGATGACAAATACTCCATGTAAGTAATCATTGTTGTACCAAAACTTAAAGGCTTCATCTTGACCAATCATATAAAGTTCACCTGTTCTTTTGTTTGAATTCCTACTTTAGTACCACCTGAATCTTGACATCTTGAAAACCATCCACTTAAAAATTTGTTGTAATTACTTTTCTTTTTTGTTGGATTTGCTTTTAACCATACTATTGCTTTAGATAACTCAATTTCTAAATTAACGGCTGGATATGCTTCTTTCCACAATTTCTTTTGAGCATCATCAATATTTTCAAAACAATTACTTTCGGCATTGAAGCTAATTGCTTTCGATGCACCCATACCCATACCCATACCCATACCCAAGCCGTCATCTGTCTGACATATGTCTGTCATTTGACCGCAATCTGCTGACGGATATTTTCCTTTACTTCTAACTCTTTGTTCCCATTTAAGAATTTGTAAATATGGTTTATCTTCTACTTGATAGCAAATTGCTAACTTATGTTTGACCAATGACCGCAAATGGTTGTCAATTTTTTCAAGTTTTAAGTTTTCTTTTAATGGATAACAACGTGATTTAAGAATAGGAAGTCTGGCATCCATACGACCAAAATCATCGCTAACAACTAATAAACGATAAAAAAATACTTCTTCTTCAGCAGTCAGTTCATTTAAAGCTGATGAATCAACAATACCTTCTTTTAACAATCTATTCGGCACGATTATTCCTTATTTTGTTCCAACAAATACCACAAAAATATTTAAAACGCTTATTTGACGAATAAAATGTTTTTGCATTGGAAATATCAGCAGCGTTTAAAACTTCTTCAAATGGCAATTTATCTAAAAACATTTTTATAGATTCAAAATCAGTTTTAGGAAATCCATCTCTTGCTTTTTCATCAAATAATTCAGCAATATTCCAAGCCATTTCTTCTTTTCTATACCTAGATTCAAAAATTATTTTTTGATATTCAATTATTTGTTTTTCCTGTTCAGCTATTTTTTGAGATTTAATTTTTAATGATTCAGGTATTAAATTTAAAGATTTAGCTCCTTTTCCTAAATTACATGGCTGACATGAAGTTATTAAATTATCAATTTCATTTTCACCACCATCAATTACAGGAATGATATGATCAACTTGTAAAACTTCATGTGTAGGTGTAACACCACAATATTGACATTTAAAACCATCACGTTTAAAAACATCAAATCGCAATTTTTTTGATAATGCTTTTCTTGGCATTTCATTCTCCAAAAATATCAGGTCTAAGCATTTCTCTAGTCAATCTACCTTCTGACAATTCAACTATTTTTCTTAAATGCTTAATTGGAATACCTTTACACCTGGCTTTCCATTGATAAATAGCCGTTTCTCTAATACCTAAAAGCATCGCAAGTCGGTATAAAGAACCAAACTCAAGTTTTAATTCTGTATAAATGTCCATGTAAAACTCCTTTCATTTGTAATACTAGCACATTTTACTACATTTATTATTAGTGTAAACACCTATAAAATATTTTTATAAAAGTGTTGATTTGTGGTAAAAATAAGAATAATATTTAGGTATGCAGTAAATTTATTAATCAATTGAAGAAAGAGAAAGTATATGAAAACATTTATAGAAGCACTTATATTAGGTACGTTAATGTTTGTTATTCCATTAGCTGTATGGATTATCAAGACTGGTGGTCTGTAATGTACGACCAATATTTAAAATCTAATTACGATGCTTGGCTTACTAATGACGATTCTGAATACGTTGATGAAGATGCATTTGAAGAACGAGTCAAAGATTTGTTGTATCACAATGATGACTATAACTGCTGTTTATTTGAAAACTTTAGTGAAGACATTTATTCAGCAACAGCAGAGCAGGCACAATCTATTGAAGAATACTTGCAAAACAAAGACTTTGAGAAACTAGGCCGTTTGTTATGGTGCATATCAATGGAATCTCGTGAGAAGTTTGCAAGAATACAAGCTGAAAAAGAAATGGACAATTAAATGAACTTTGTGAAAGAACTAGAAAAAATGGATAAACGTAAAACTTTTAGTGAGTTGCGTCAAATTAACGTCAATGAGTTTACAGAACGTAAAGGCAATCTAACGTATTTGTCTTGGACTTATGGCTTAGACATTCTATTGCAAAATGATTCTACGGCTACATGGAAGTTTTTAGAACCAATGGTTTATAACGAAACTATGATGGTGCGTACAGAAGTTACAGCTTTAGGTAAAACTTTAGAAATGCAATTACCTGTAATGGACAATCGTAATAACGCAATCAAGAATCCAGATGCTCGTAAAATTTCGGACTCACAGATGCGTTGCTTGGCTAAAAATATTGCTTGCTTTGGTATTGGTTTATATATTTATGCTGGATCTGATTTGCCATCGGATGCTATTGATGAAGAAAAACCTGACATGACAGATTTAACAATACATTGGTTAGACAATATTAACGAATGTTTAGACATGGATACTCTTAAATCAGCATATGGCCAAGCATATAAAGAACTTAGTAAAAACAAAGAAGCTATTGCTAAGATTAGTGCAGCTAAAGATAAAAGAAAGGCAGAATTACTATGAAAGCATTTCCATTATCAAATGAAAAAAATTATGGTCAAGATGGCATGGATTTAAGAGATTACTTTGCAGGACAAATAATTGTAGGATTTCTATCTAATCCTAAAACTGACTATTCAAGTAGATTGATTTCTAAATTATCTTTTGAATTAGCAGATGAAATGATGAAAGCGAGAGAACTATGACTGACGCACAATTAAAAGAATTAGCTGACCTTAGAGTTGCTATTCAAGATTTAAAATATCAACTTATTCATAAACATCGTGAATTATCAGATGCAGAGATTATATCTTGTATGGATAAAGTTGATCCTGATATTAATGACATGATTGAATTTGCTAGAAAAGTATTAAGAAAGGCAAGAAATGACAGCAAATGAACTAGCAGATGCAATTGAAGATTGGGAATATGAAATTGGTACTCAATTTTCTAAAAAAGTTGCCACTATGCTACGCCAACAAGCCGAAAAGATTGAAGAATTGAAAGCTGATGCAGAAAGATATAAGTATTTAAGAAATTATTGCTATAAATTAAAGTATCCCAATAGCGATATTGATAGAGCAATGGAATTAAATTTTGTTGTTAGTGGAGTATGGGCTGATAACAAAAATCCTGAAGTATTAGATGGTTTGATTGATTTTATGCATAAAGAGGCAAAAAATGACTGATATTATTCAAGGTACAGATGCCTGGCATCAACTCCGTTTAGGCAAGGTTACTGCTAGTCGAGTTGCTGACATTTTAGCCAAGACAAAGACTGGCACATCTGCTAGTCGAGGTAATTATCTTATCGAGCTTGCACTTCAGCGAGTTACAGGTAATATTGAACCAACATATATGAATGAGGCTATGCAATGGGGTACATCCACAGAACCACAGGCGAGAGTTGCTTATGAAGTTAAAACAGGTAATTTTGTTGATCAAATCGCTTTTATCGACCATGACGTTATATCTTGGTTCGGTTGCTCTCCTGATGGCCTTGTCAATAGTGATGGGCTTATTGAAATCAAGTGTCCTAACTCTGCTACACATTGGGCAACAATTAAGGATGGTAAACCACCAGCTAAATACGTTATACAAATGCAATCCCAAATGGCAGTAACGAATCGAGAATGGTGCGATTTTATCTCGTTTGATCCTCGTATGCCAGAACGTAGTCAGTTGTTTATTTGTCGTGTAGAACGTGATAAAACGATGATTGATGAAATAGAATCTGAAATAGTCAAGTTTTTAAGTGAAGTTGAAAGTGAAGTTAATTTAATGAAAGGAAGTTGATATGGGTATTAAATATTATGTAAAAGCAGCACTATCTGAATACACAGATAAGGATGGTAAGTCCAAGAAAAAATATCAGTCAATAGGAGTTGTTATAGAAACCAAGAACGGCTTAATGTTAAAACTTGAGTCATTACCATTACTATCGTTAAAAGACGGTTCTCTAATGGCTTATTTGAACGAACCAGAGGACAAGCCAAGTGGAGAATTTCCAGCAACTCTAGCTGATATTAAGGATGACTCTATTCCATTCTAGGAGATTTCTATGACACCATACAATACAGGTAAGGTCAAAATAGGTATTAACTATAAACCACGACCATATATTGAAACTGATCCTGATATGCTTAGACTACAAACAGCTTTACTGTCTAAAGGTATCTGGGATATATTTAAGAAATGGTTATCAAAATGAGAACGGTTATTAACGTAGCCGTTATTTTTTCTCTATTGGTGTGTTTATTTATTATTTCTTTAACTGAATTAGAAAGATACCAAATTAAAAAAGATTGTGGACTCATGGAAATAAGTCCTGATTTCACACCAAAAAAACGTCAAATGTGTAGAATGATTCGTGGATCAGTTAAATAGGCACTAGAGGATGTTACAAGTAAGTTTTTTTCCTATTTTCCGACTTACAGCTAGCAGTAACCAAATCTATGATCCACCTAATATCTTTTCTACATTTTGAATCTTTGCTATACGGTCATCCAGTCCTAGCAAACCACCATTGATGCGTTGCGTCATGGTTTTATAATCACTAGCGTCTGCTGCCATATTTAAGTTCCGTTTATTCCAGTACCATCCAGCAGATAAACAAGCGTACTCTGGTTGCAACAGTAAATCAGGATTATTAATGGCATCCACTCCTGACGAATCACTAAACGATTTATAGTTATCACGGCCAGTCAATTGAATTAATCCACGACCATGATACTTCCATCCATCACCATCTTCTAAATTGCCCATACGACCACCGTATATCTTGTTAGCAATCTTTTCTGGTGTATCAAATGGTAATGCACTCTCTACAGTAGGAAAACGGCTAGGAAACACAATATGAAGTCTATCAGGTTTGTAATGTAAGTTTTCTTCTAATACTTTAAAGTTACCAGATTCATGCTGACATTGACCAATAAAACTAGCTTGTCTTTTAGGAGTTGATATATCGTATTTAGCAAATACATCAATTAATGGTTGTAACCATTTTTCATCAAGTCCTATTGCTTTTAATTGATCATTTGTCATTGTCTTCGCCTATTTTGATTCCTGTAATTAAACCGATAAATCCACCGACAACAGTTTGAAATGCTGGGCCAATAATATCAAATACTTTTGTATCATCAACATTTGGATCTAATATGGCATAAATAAACATAAGTAACATAGCAACAATCACGCAAACCAATGCCCAAGATGCTATTAATAAAACGTGCTCTTTAGTATTCATTTTTTAGCCATTATCTTTTCTAATGTTCTGCCACCAAAATAAGCACTCATAATGAGCATACCCCATTGTCCAAGTAATTCAACATATGCTTGATTGACGTTAATGTTCATCGCAGAGAATCCAGCAAATGTTGTATAGACTCCTAGAATGAATATAAGCGTCATAGGTCGAATATTTTTAGATAGCCAAGAGTCAGATGTCAAGTCAGCTTTCCAACGGTCTGATACGTTGTTTTGCTCGTTCATATCAGCTTGTAATTCAGCTAAATGTCCATCTTGTGCTAATTTCTGTAAATCTAATTGTGCTTGTGCTTTTTGTGCAGGATCAGGAATAACCTTATCCAAGATTTTCATTCCTACACCTATAACGTCATCTATACCAAACATATCAGTCCTTTAATAGAATAATTAACATCATACAAATCAATGCAAATATTGTCCACCATTTGAATAAATCATCATCCACGCACTATATCCTTCTTGGTTCGAACAATTACTTTATGTTCCACAGGAAACTTTACTTTAGGTTTCTTATGTAACTTTTCTTCAAAATGCAAATAACATACATTTGCCCAGATGAACAACTCAATCAAATAAACAATGAACCAAATGGTTGCCCATGTCATACAAGATTAAAATAAAACAACAAACTGGTAACAATAAACGCTGCAAAAAAACACCAAAACTGCACTCGTCTTACGTCTTCTAATTTATGACCGTAATACTTCTTACTTTCTAAATGTTCTTTTTCTACTACTTGCTTTAACTCTAAAACCTTGCTCCATTCTTTTGCACCATACTTAGCTTTAAATTCTTTTTCAGCTTCGTTTTCTGCTTGAATGATGGCACTTTGATTCTGATACTCTTGGATAGCTCGATAGATCATCGAGTTTTCCATTGCTTCTTCGTGAATCTTATGTTTTTTTCGTGCTTCTAATTCCTGTAATGCGACTTCTGTTCCATCTCGTTGTATGTTCTCAATGCTCTTGGTAAGTTTCTTTCCAGCTTGCCTAGTTTGTTCCAAACTATCTGCTAGAGAGCTTGCACCTTCAGCAATTGGATTAACCATTTCATTTTGATATTAAATGTTGAACAATATCGACAATCATGTCTTTACCAAAAAATACAGATATAATCACAGCGTATAAAAGATATTCAATACGTTGCATACGCTTAGATCCTTTATCAAAAGAATCCAATATACCTTCGTAGCGTTCTGCACAAACGGCTTCATGCACAGACAAACGTTTATCATTTTCAGCAATTACAGCTTCCATATCCATACTAAGCCTTCATAATCTTATAGTTTGAATAGATAATATATGTATAAACAACATCTAATATAGCAATAGCAATTAAAACATCCTTAACAAACCATCCAACAACAACAGCAAATAGTTTATAAATAGCCAATGCAGGAATTAATCCAATTTTAGATATTCCAAACGCAACGACTGGATTAGCTTCATGTCCTTTGTTTATTGTTAAACATTTATAAGTAGTCCAAAAATCCAAGACTTGAAGAATAACAAATATAGCAAATAGTATGTAATTAATCACGATAAAATTGCTCCAAAGTTTTTAAATACAGGACTAGCTCCAGTAATTGTGCTTACAGTATTTACTGCACCAATATATCCACCAGCCGTAGGAGTTTGATAATACAATATTTCACCTTGTCCATAATTTCCTGTAGTTGGTGCAGTTGTTATTTTTGCAGGAGTTGTATTTACAGAAGTAACATATTCTTTTGGAACATAAAGAGCCATCGATTCTAAACCACTTCCACTTAAACCAGATCCACCATAAATATTACTTACCTGAATATAAGTAATGCCAGAAGATGTTAAATTGGTTAAATTGTAATCAAAAATAGTATACATATAACATCCATAATATTCAGAACCTATTTGAATTGTTCTTACTTTACTGACGTTGTATTGAAAGTTAGGAGATGCTCCTAATCCACCTACAGTATAAATTTGTGGAATAACTGTTCCGTTATTATCATCTACACACAAATACAAAATAACTACAGTTGAACGAATTGGAGCTCTTGGAGTAATAAGTGCGTAATTACTTGAAGCAGTAGAAGCCCACCAAGCACGATATGGTCCATCAAATACTGGACTTCCAGTAGATTGAATATTTCCATAGGCTTGATAAACGCTTGTTTGATATAAAGGATCATAAAATATTTTGTTGTCAACTTGAATAGCATTTACATATTCTGTAGGAAGAATAACTGTTCTATTTGTTGTGTAATTACGATAATCAACATAAGCAACATCATAATAATTAGGAGAATTTCTCTCCATAATTACTTCTAATTTTCCATCTTCAGAATTTGTTGTACCAACATTATTAATAATTACAACAGGATTAATTGGAGTTGAACTTGGATTTTGTCTATCAAATTGACATCCTGTAACTTGTAATACATCAAATGTGCATCCACCAGTACTAATTAAAGGATTATATTGTCCTGATACTGCTGAATTATTAAATGACTCAAAACAACAATTAATAAATTTAATAGATGCAAATGCCGTACTATTTGTAAATGTAACTAATGGCACATTGTTTTGATGATTTTCAGCATTAAAATTTTCAAATACAAACATACTGTCTGTAGAACAATAATCTAATTGAATTCGTGATTGATTTGTAATTCCTGAAATATAAGACGTTACACATTCACCACTTTCTATCCATAAGCTGCGAACAGTATGACAATATAAATCACGATTAGCATTATTATCAATTTGTAAATTTTTAAACCATATTTGACAATCACCACCAGATAATTGTTGTAACCATACACCAATATAATTGTTTGTTGCTGCCGTTATTCCATTATGATAAGTTTCTGAACAATTAATATGTTGGATACCAATTCCAAAACCTTGAACATTTACATTTTCAACTTGAACATAATACGCATAACTTAAATTTAAACCTACAGTTGCTTGTTCTGGACTTGACCAAGAACTTGATTGAGTTTTCTGTCCCCAAATTTGTAAATTACGAATAACTATATTTGATGACCAATATCCAAGCGTATTATTAGGACTTGTTAATTGTTGTGTTTGTATAGCACTTATTGTGCTTGATATTGTTTGAATGATAGAACCAAGAGCAACACTAGAACCATAAGTTCCTAATGGTGTGCTAGTTTGACCAAACAAACAAAAATTAGAATATGTAGATGTTGCTGGAATAGTTAGTGTTGTACCAATTTTAAAAATTCCATTTGGAATCATTACAGCAATATTATTTGCAGCACCATAATTTATAGCAGCTTGAATTGATGCTGAATCATCTGTAGCTCCATCACCTTTTGCTCCAAAATCTTTAACTGATATAAACTCACTTAATTTATCATTAATTAGCCTGTTAATCGCACCAGTAGGTGTTGTTCCACCATTTTTTAAGTCAAATTTAGGTATTAATGTAGTCATAATATAGCCTTTTAATTAGATAGTTCTTGATTTAAAACAACACCATTATTTGCAATAAATGTTAAATAATTAGCATGGGCTTCAACTAATAATGGATTGTTTTTTTGTTCTTCAGTCAATTCTGTTGCTGTTGGAATAATTAATTCAACATTAGTTACATCTACAACATAATCTGTGCTTTCATTATATCTATACATAATTTTTCCTATGAAACAGTAGAAGATAAAGACATTATTTGCCATCCACCATAAGTTGAACTAGCAGCAGAACCAGTTACAAAAGAAACAACATGACTATTAGCAGATTTATAAACACCTAGTTGATTAGATGCAACTACAGAATTATTTACAACAACTGCTGTAGTTCCTAAAATAGTAATTACAGAAGTAATATAATTTGTAATACATAAAACACCATCTCCAGAACCTAATGAAATCCAAAATACTTTTGCACTTGTTGGAAATGTAACATTATAAGTCGTGCTGTTTACTGTTGAAATATTGGTTGGTGTTGATATGTTTGCTATGGTAAGTCCAGCAGCCGTAGAATTTCCATTAACTCTAATGCCACCATTAACAGATAAATTTCCTGCACCTGGATCAGTAGTGTTACCGATGGATATACCACCTGAAGCAAATATTCTTGCAACTTCAGCGTTATTTGTACCAAATCTGATTATTCCGTTTTGGCTATTCCATAATTCTGTTGCGTAATTTAATCCGCTACCATAAACAGATCCATAGTTTCTTAACCATGAGTATGATGTACCAGCTTCCTGAAGTTCAAAGCTACTGTAATTTCCACCTGTAGCTCTATTTAATAAATTAAATAAATTTTGATATAAATATCCACTAAAGCGAATTGAGTTATAAGTAGAACCGCCTGTTGGTGCTGCAATATCTAAAATATAACTAGGAGAAGTACCAATACCTAAAAATCCAGTATTGTTTAATGTCATTGCCGTTGTTGGAGCACCAGCGTTAGCAACTTGGAATAGCAAACTTCCTGTTTGAACATTAGTGCCAACTTGACTTAATCCAATTCGTGCTAAAACATTATCTGTTCCACCACCATTTGTAGAAAATTCAAATCCATAGCCAGCCGTATTTGCACTACTGGCATGATAACTTCTTATGTAATCATCTTGAACTTCAAGTTTAGTGCTAGGACTGGTAATATTTATACCTAATCTTCCTGCATTGGTTAAAGTCATTAATGGAGCAGCAGCGTTCCAAAAACTTAAATTATTTGATGATTCATCTTGAAAAATACCGCCACTAAATCCTGAAGCATTATATAAATTAATACCACGATAATTACCAGCAGTTGATCCTGTACCTTGAATGGTTATACGACCAGAATTTGTTGTGGATGAATAAGCATGAACTAATGCATTTGGACTGCTAGTTCCTACACCTAATTGTGTACCACTAAAATACAAATTAGCTGATTGACTAAATGAACCATATAAAACTTGATTAGCAGTAAAACTTGTCTGTGCAGTTCCACCATTCGCTATTGGTAATGCAGTACCTGAATATGTTATTGCCAATGTTCCAGATGTAGTTATTGGACTTCCAGATATAGATAAAAATGATGGCACAGAAGCTGCAACGCTGGTAACTGTACCTGTGTAGTCTGTTCCCCATGCTGGCACACCACCAACAACACGCAAAATCGTTCCTGTAGAGCCTATTGCTAACTTAGATATAGTGTTACTAACAGAACCATATAATAAATCACCTGTAGTGATACTAGACTGTCCTGTACCACCATAGGTTGCACCTAACACACCTGTCGAGGATACTCCTTCAGCAAGAAATGATAAGTTGCGAGATATTGTCATTTAAAATGGTTTTGGATATTTAGTTTTTACAGCATTTATTTTTGCTTTCATATCTTCAGCATCTTGGCCACCTTTCCAAAGTGCGTCTAGCTGATCTCCAATAGATGGATATTCAGGTTTTCTTTGAAGTTGATATTTAAGCAATGGATCTATGTTTTCTAATGGATCATTCATTTTTAATCCTTAACAAATATTTAAAACTGCATCATCAAAATACACAACATTACTACCACCACTACCAGGTTGCACATTTAAATTAAAAGTAACATAAGCAGAACCAGCAGGAGCATAATTAACTGTTCCTCCACCACCTGGCACTCCACCGACAGATGTCCAGTTTGTAGTTGTATTACTAATAGACTGACCATAAGTTGCAATAGTTGTTCCATTTGCAGTTGTATATGCTACTTGCACATATCCCACAGTAGAAGTTGTAGAAGATGCAACTTTTACATTGCAATTAGATCTAATTAATTGACCAGCAACACAAGGAACAGTTTGTGAAATATTAATTCCACCACCATTAACTGCCGTAGCTAAAAGGCCATAATTTCCATGATCTTTAGCAGTTGCAGAAGCTATAGCAGTTGATCCTGCTGTTCCATAAGCAGTTACTACCCATCCGTTAGTATTTCCTGTTTCAAATCCATAGTTATACACAGAATTTGATTGACCAGCAGATAAAGATGGTTTTTGTACTCCTCCTAATGGGAAATACATTCCACCATAAGAAAGAATACGACCAGCACCATTACAATAACTATATGTATCAATGGTTGAAGCTGTGTAATATGATGTTTCAGGTAATAAAACACCAAATAAAACCATAGTCGAACTTGCTTCTGTAATATTAAATAATGGTGATGTAAATGAACCACTAAAAGTGTTCATCGTAATACCTGTACCATGTAAACCAAACCAATTAGTAGCACCTACAATATTAATATATGGTTGATCTACAGCAGAGCCTGGATTTTCAATATTTCCACCATACATGTGTAAGATGACAGAACTTACGTTACTTTTAAGCTGACATACCAATATTGAACAAGAATACAAATTAATTTGTGCTGGATAATCTATAAGAAATTGTGTTCCAACAAATTGACAACTATAAAAAGCCATTGATTCACCAGCATTTGTAGCTCCACTTTCAAAATGAACTACGCTAGTTGTTGCTCCTGCTGAATAACAATGGTTAATATCTGCTCTCCATACATTAGAGCCAAAAGTCATATTGTTATCAAAATTAACAAAAGAACAATTTTCAATAAGAATATTACATCCTTGTGCATAAGTAGGATGAGCTAAATAAATACCATTTTTAGTTGCCGTATTGTTACCAATAAATTTAATGCCTGAAATTTTATTTAATGGACTTACTTCTTGACCTGTTGGATAACTTAATGAGTTATATACTTGGATTGCGTAATTAGCCGTCATAGCAGAACAATTAAATACAACAACTCCTTCTCCTACTAATGACATTAATCCTACGTCAATTGTTAAAGTTGTTGAACCTGATAATATGTATGTTCCTTGTGGTACTAATAAAGCACATTTAGCAGTTTTAGCATAAGATATTGCACTTAATAATGCAGAAGTATCATCTGTAGTTCCATCGCCTTTAGCACCAAAATCTTTAACTGAAATACTTTCAGATAATTTTGCTTGTACGTTTGTAGCAACACTTCCTGTAAATGGAGGATAATAAGCAACAGTTACAGCATTACTCATGTTCTGTGCAGTTGCTGGCAAAGATGCGTAAAAATCCACTACATCACCAGCATTTAATCCTGAAGTAAATGTAACTACTACGCTTGATGTTTCTGTGTAATTTACATTAACTAATTGCTTTGAACCATTCACAAACACAACTAATGAATTAATGCCTGGTGTATAAGTCATTGTCGTTAAAGTAAATATTGTTTGACCTTGAGTTGCAGTTTGCACTTCTTCTTGCGATACAAAGTTACTTCCTGCTGGATTAATACCATAGGTATATTGATCCCAAATCAGATTGTTATTGACATCATAAACTTGTTGTCTATAAGCACCAGCTCCCCATGCGATACATTCTCCAGCAGCATCTAAAATAATAGGATTCGTATTAAGAATACTTAGGTTAATATCTTGCCAAGTATTCTTCGCAGTTGTAGTGTAAGGAATGTAATAATATACCTTACCACCTGCTAGTGGAGTACCATTCGCATCAAAATACTGTTGTTTTCCGTTTGGAATTAGTGATCCACTCATAATTATTCCTTACCTTTAGTAGCTTGCTCTTTATTATAATTGCTAATACTCAATAATTTTAAAATATTCGCCTGTTCTGGACTTATTTTATTGCCCAATCCATAAAGTTTTCCAAGCCCATAAGAACTTGCACCGACTAATGCTGGACTTTGTAATGGAAGCATTGCAGCAGAACCATAAGCAGATGGATCATTCATCATCATGCCACGAGCTATGTTTCCTAAATTTAATATTCCACCACCTTGTGCAGCTAAACTTCTTGGAGTTATAGATGATAAAGACTGACCAGCCAACGCAGGCATAATCTGATTTCCACCTTGTTCTTCTAATTGTTTTGCCAAATCTAAACGATAACCATAATTTGCATTAGCATTATTACGCATTAAAGATTGCAATTTTCTTAATCCTGTATCTACAGATGCTTTTTCACCTAAACTTAATGCTTTTTTGATTTCTGATATGGTTTCCTGACCTTCAGCATAGCCTTTCATTACATTGGCATAGGTAGGTGCTTGTTTTTGAATAGATGATTTAACAGCGTTATAAGCGTTTTCTACAATGGTTCTCGCTTTTTTTTGCTCATAAGGTATTTCTTCTAAAACTCCACCAAGTTTTTGTTTTAAAGCATCAAGTCCTTCTGGAGTATGGTATTCAGTAGGATCAAGTTTTTTCCAGTCAGTAATTGCTTCTTTAACTTTATTAAAAGCATCATTAGCTGATTTACTTGTAACTTCACCTTTATACAAAGCAATATCTTCAACTTTTTTTAAAGATTGATCTATGTCATTAAATGATAGAATATTTTTATCATTTTTAATGTTAATCATTCCAGAACGATACGCTTTTGATAAATCTTGTTGTATTGCTCTTAAATTAGATTTAGCAACATCTAATACGGCATTTTTATCAGCTTCACCTGTTAAATTTTTCCAAAACTCATTAAAACCATTTTTACCAGCTTTAAATGCTTCTTGTATTGGAGTTGCACCTACACCAGTTGAAAGTCCTAATAATGATGCACCTAAATTTCCAACAGCTTTAGCCGTACTTCCTATTGCTTTAGTTGCTACAGGTAATGCAGCTCCCAACATCGCATTATTTTGCACATTTTCTTGAACTTGTTGCCAATATGGTTTTTCGCCTAATGTTGGTTGTGTTAATCCTAACAATCCTGAAGTTGCTCCACTTGCAACAGCTTTACCACCGACATTACCAATAGTTTGACCTGTTTGACCTAATCCCAAACGAGATGCTAAATTAGCTCCAATTTCGCCACCTGTTGTTATTGCTTTGCCAATACCAGTAGCCATTAAAGGTAATACTTCACCTGTTATTGCACCAGCGACAGATGCTGCATTTGTTGGTACTTGTTGTTGATATTGATTTTCCCAATTTTTAACTGCTTGTACGTCAGCATTAGCCGTTGAACGCATTAATTTAGCAATAGTGCTTTCAGGTAATACTTTTTCTAAACCAGTAGCCAATCCTTGTTCGACAAGATTAGCAGCCCCATGTAAAGGTGCAAGTATATGATGCCCAGCAGCTTCAGTAAAGTTTTCAAGATAATTAGGTTTTACAGTTTCTCTAGGAGTTTCTAAAGAAGTTGGTTCACCAATGGATATTGTTGCTTTAGGTTGTTCTTTAACAAAAGAATTAAATATTTTATCTACATCTTCATTTGTTGCATTAACATGAGGAAAAAACTTATCAGCATTTGTCCCAGCTTCGTGTTGAATTAATGTTCTTGTTATTGCTGCATTTGCTTCAGGAGAATTAGGTATGCTTCCATCATCATTAAGAACAATTCCAGCTTTCTTAAGTTCTTTATTTAATGTATTAAGATAAGCACCATTTTGAACTTTTGTACCTGTTGTTGGATCACCATTAACCCACATTCCAACAATGTTTTCAGGAGTTGCTTTAGTGCTTTTCATAGCACCACGATTATTTAAATAATTATCAATTAATAATTGTGTATCTGCGACACCTTCTTCTGGAGTTTTATAAGTTTTATATACTGGCTTACCATTTTTATCTTTACCAACTAAAATACCAGATGGATTATTAACGTCAGCAGCAATACGAATACTTTTTGATTCAGCAGGTGCTGTTCCTTTCGCCAAAGGTAATGGAGTTTTTAAAAACGCATTAAATATCGCATCATCAGATTGTTCGTTTTCAGCCATATTATTGTCCTGGTGATTCTAAAAATCCTTGTTTAACCATGTTTGTTAAATCTTTTTTAAACACTCCTAAACTACCATCTTTATTTTTACGTTCAATAAAATCTTTTTGTTGACTTGGTGTCATAGAAGCAAACGCAAACACTTCTGGTTTAACTTGTTTATTCCATTGAGATTGCCATTGATTAAACTTATCAGGTGATATACCTGAATTTTGCCAAGCATAGTCTTGAGCTTTATTCATTTTTTCAATTGCTATAGTTTTAGTCAATAAATCTTGATTTGACATTTTTAAAATATTTGGATTAGGATTACCAGTCAAAGAAGCATTTAATCGTGCATCTGTACCAGTTCCCAAACCAGAAGATGCAAAATTAGAATATTGCGTCATATACTTTTTAAATTCTTCTTGATCTTTAATAACACCAGTAAATTCTTTACCAAATATCTTTTCTGTTAATTCAGGACTTAATGCAGCAAAAAATGATTTAATTTGATTTCTACCTTCAACACCAGGCCCAGTAGATAAATCAGGATTTTCCAAATTTTGTCTTGCAGATTCTAAAATGTTAATTCGTGTAGGTGCAGATGCAACACTTGAATGAAGTTCTTGAGCTGCGTTTGCTTGATTTGTTCCAGTTGTAGTTAATGCAGTTTGTTCACTAGGAGAAAAACCAACTACAGGTGCAGATGGATTAATATTAGATTGCATATTGCCTTGACCACCTTGCATACCTAATAGTTGTGCTTTGGGTACTTTAATCTTTTTGTTTGTTGCTGGATCAATGACTTCCTCAGTAGGAACATATAAATCAATTAAATCTTTAGCATTTGATGTTTTTGTATAATGTTCATCTACCCAAGAATTTAATTGTTTTGTATCTTTAGGTAAATCTTGCAATTCTCTATGAGCTTGTTGAATTGTAATAAATCCATCTTCAACACCTTTTGCAAGAGATTCAACTACATGATTATGGTCTAAATTTTTTGTTAATCTTAATCCAGCTAATCTATCATGCCAATAATTAATACCTTTTATACTTGTTTCCATTTTTGCTTGTTTAGCAGTTTCAGCACTTGTTATTGCTTGATTTACTTGATTAGCAATTGTTGGCAAATTGTAAGCAGTTCTTGGATCTTGCGACAATAACCCCATTAATTTAGGTCGATTAAATTCCCCTGTTTGAGGATCAATACTATTTGCCATGTGTTCAGAAACTGCTTGATTGGCTAATAAAGATTGTTGAGATTGTTCAAGTCCAACTCTATTCTTCTGTATATTTAAAACTTGATTAATAGCTTCTGGAATTTGACCAAAATTAGGTGTTACCATTTTTTGTGGTGTAACAGTTGTTGATTG